CGGGCGTAGTGGTCGTCGCAGACGAGCAGCAGGCCGCCCACGTCGGCCGGAACGCCGTAGAGATGCACCGGGACGATCGCCCTGGTCTTCTTCGTGATCGCCCGAATGGCCTGGCCCACGTCGATCGTCCACGTCGTGCTGTCAACGTCCACGACCACCGGCTTCGCGCGGCAGTAGAGCACCGCGTTCGCCGTGGCGACGAACGTCGTCGCCGGGATGATCACCTCGTCGCCGGGTTGGACGCCGACGGCCAGCAGGGCCAGGTGCAGGGCCGCCGTGCCGCTTGAGACGGCCAGCACGCCGCGGACGTTCAACTGCTCGGCCAGCGCCCGCTCGAACCGCTCGCACTCCTCGCCGCGGGTGAGGTTCCCCGCCCGCAGCACGTCGGTGACGGCTGCGATCTCGGCCTCGCCGATCTGTGGCTCGCCGCAGCGGATCATGCCACGCCCTCAAGGAAGGTTCGCACGTCGCTCACAGAGCAGGCGACGGTCGTCCTGCACCCGACGCCCTCAAGTTGCCGCATCCGATGCACCTGAAGCCTCGTCGGTTCCTCGCCAGGACGCTTGAACTCAATCCAGTGGGCGCGGCCGTCCCTGATGCACAGCACGTCCGGTATCCCAGCCATCTGGTACTGATTGCCGTGGATCTTGATGACGAAGAAGCCCAGTCTTCGCGCCTCTGCCATTCCCTTGGCGACGATTGATCGCTCCGAGGGACGGCGCACGGCTAGTGACTGGCCTCCGAGAAGGCGTGATCGCGACGATGGAAGGCGTAGGCCGGCAGCGACCACTCGCGGCGGCCGGCGCAGCAGAGGCGACGAAGATGCTCCTCGTCCGACCACCTGGCCCTGACCTCGGCGGCGCGGGCCTCGATCTCCTCGATCGTAGGCGACTCCGGCTCGGCCTTCTTGTTGTTCCTCTCGAACGGCCGACGATCCAACTTGTAGCGAACCCGGAGAACATCAAGGCTGCCTCGCGACACGCCAAGCGTGTAGCACAACTCCGCGTTGGTCATGCTGCTGTACCACAGCCTGTGCAGTTCGGCCACGTCAAAACTCATGCGAGCCATATCAACCCTCCTTGGAAGTGCTGACGGAACCAAGACGCGCTGCCCACGCGAACAGCGTCAGGCCGAATGCGTTGCGATACGACGCATCCGGCAGTGCGAAGAGGTGCGGCATCGACCAGTTCCAGGCCAACTGAACAATGAACGACGCCGCCAGCAGAGACACGACTCCGATCAGGATCGCCGCCAGAAAATGAAACACAGCGTTCACGAACTTCTCGGCTTCGCGATCCATGTGCTCACCAGTAGCGAATGACCGCGTAGAACCCGCGACGGCCCCTGGCGACACCGATCTCGCGGGGCCGCAGTTGGCCGTAGAAGCAGCAGCGACGGACGGCGTCGTCGGCCGACACCGTCGAGAAGCCGATGCCCTCGCGGCACCGGCCCTGCCGGCCACGGTGACCAAACACGCCGGTGCGGGCCATGTGGTCGGCGTCGTCCTGGGCAGTGGTCGTGATCGTCACGGTCGTCGTCTGGGCCTGGGCGGCGGTGCCGCAGAGCAGGATCGAGAGAGCCAGCAGAATCGAACGCATGGGAGCCTCCTTGTGGGTGGGTGGCGTATTGTGGTGGCCTGTAGTCTGGCGGTCAATAGATATCGACGCCGTATTCATCAAGAAAGTGGTGCAGTTTCCCGCGGATGTCCTCGAAGGCTGCGTACTCTGCCTCACCTAACCCCCCGTGCTTCATCTGGCCGCGCAGGTAGTGGTCGATGCTCTCCAGCACGTTTTTGTAGTCCTGGCCGTGGAGTGCCGCCTTGTGCTCGTCGTCCTCCTCGGGCAGATCAAACCGCATCGTCACTTTCATCTTCGTACTCCTTGAGGACGTAATCGTTCAGCGCCTTCGCGAACGTCGCGATCGACTCTCCGACCATGAGGGTCGCCATCGCCAGCCCCTTGGCCCCATCGGCGTCACAGACGGCCGCCGTGGCCTTGCACGACTCGACGACGCTACGCAGGGTCTGCTGCATGGCTACCAGGCGCATGAGGATGTTGGTTTCTGTCATCACATCATCATCCCTCTGATGACGGCCTTGATCCGCTCGACATCTTCCGGCGGCAGGCGGCTCCATCCGATCTCCCTGGCCGCATTCTTCACTATCTGGTCGTCGCCGTAGCCCAGTTTGTCGGCGTGGATGACCATCGCCCCGATCCACTCCTCAAGCCACTGCACCCTGGCCTTCAGGCGGTCGAGCCGCCGCCGCAGCCTCGCGTTGCCGCGAACCTGACCGCGCAGTTCTTGAAGATACGTTTTCATCGCTCAAGCCGCCCTACCCGAGTCGAACGGGGTTTCACCTAGAGGTGCGTTTTTCCGTGTCCGGTGGCTGCCGCCGGCTCCAAACTATCGGGCGTGTTTCTACTTCATCGACCGCTCAAGGGCATCGAAGTCGAGGCCGTCAACCCGCGGCCAATCCGCGCCGACGCGCAGGATCTTCGGCCTCGCGCCGGCCCGCTCGGCGTTGAACGCCAAGACCGCCTTGGCCGAGTACGCGCTGCGAGTCTCGTTTGTGAGCGGCGAGGTGATCAGCGACTCGCGCAGGCGGCAGAACGGCCTGCCCATGTCCCTGGAGCCGTTCGCCAGGATGTCGGAGAAATCAGACGCCAGCGACTTGTCCACCAGACTGAAGACGTAGTGCAGAGCGTAGCCGTGCTGCCCCCGCATGAGCCGCTGGCCGCCCATCGCGCTGATGCTGTCGAAGATGCCTGGGTGGGCTTCGAGCACGCGGGTCACCAGCACGGGCGTTGCCTTCCGCACATGGTTGGTCGCACACGACCCGGTCAGGAACCCGCCGTTGTCAACGAATGCAAGCAGAGCCTGAACCGCGCTCGCCACTTTGTTCGCACTCGCGATCCCATTGATCCCAAGGATGTCGCCGGTGCTGCGCGTCGAGCCGGTGTCGATCGTGTCGAAGGCGTCGGAATCGATGCCGAACACGACCATCGTGTCGAAGGCGACCCCGGACTTCACGCACGCCAGCAGCCTGTGCTGCCCGTCGAGGAGCCGGCCGTCCGACGAGAAGATGATCGTCTCGCCGTTGAGCCTCATGTCACGCGATGCCATGATCTGCGACAAGACCGTGATATGACGTTCGGACACACGCCTGTTTCTGACGTTCTGCTCCAGCATCAGTTCTGCCAGCACCGGCGTGACGTGGACGATGTAGGCGCGAACCTTCTGGTACATGCGCGACGTGGCGGCGTGGCCCTCGGCGGCCAGGCTCTCGATGTCGCTCTCCGCTTCCCAACGCTCGGCAGACGATCCTTTCGCAAGCACTGCGCGATTCATGTCTCACTCCTTCGACAATGGAAACCACTTTGCCGGACGGCAACGCGCCGCCGGCCAACTAACCAGCCGACGTGTTGATGTAGATCGGCCCGTTCGGGCCGACGTAGCAGCAGTAGGTGTTGAACTCCAGATACTCCTGGGCCTCTTCGTGCGTCATACCGTCGCGCTTCATCAGCACCTCGACGCACTTCGCAGCGTCGTAGACAGCGACGTGCGGCATGTGCGTGTTGATCGTGTAGCCGACGAGGGCGTCCTCAAGGCCGTCTGCCAGGAGGGCGTCGGGGTTGGCTACGGCGAGGTCGTCCTTGATGCTCATCCCCGCCCAGCACCTTCCTGCATTTGCTTGAACGCGGCGAATGCCTTGCCTCTCGACGTGGCGGTGATCGACGGGTACGAGACGACGACGGCAGAGACAGCCGTCCGAAACTCTTCGTCTGTCGGCAATTCCTGGCCCGCCTCAAGGCCGTCGGCGACCAGTTTCAGGAACATCGTCGTGTCGTCGAAGGCGATGCCCTCGACCAGACCCTGCTGAACGCGGTCGGCAATCGCCAGCGCAACCCAGGCCGACAGGAACACCGCCCGCTCGGCACCGTAGAGGTCAATGAGGTTCGCCATCAGTCATCCAAGATGTACGGGAGGAACGTCGCATACGTCGCCGCGCCGACGAGCGAGAGCAGGAAGGCGACGTTGAGCCAGATGTGAATAGAGGAGGTCACTTCTGCGCCTCCATCGGCCTCGCTACCAGTTCGTCGCGGACGATCTTGACGTTGTCCGGTGCCTTGATGGCAAGGCGCACCTGACCGTCCACGATCCGCGTGACCATGATGTCGATGTCTTCGCCGATGCGAATCCGTTCGCCGCGGCGGCGTGAGATGACGAGCATATACGGCTCCTTCCGTTGTCGTGGTGCGTAGCCTAGAGGCCGCCGGACATGCGGTCAAGATGTTTTCCGCACGCCTCGCGGACGGTCGGCCGTGGGTGGCTCTGGGCGGCCCAGCGGAGGTAGTCGAGGCCACGCGGCTGGAGGGCTGCCTGGGCTGGCGTCATGCCGGCGAACCGGCCATCCCTAAATAAGAAGGCTTTTTCTACAGGTTTCAGATGCCCCTTGATGGGCCGCGTCCAGCGCGCGCAGCCGCAGAAGCAGCACTCCACCAGCCATGCCGGCTCCATCGCTCCCAGGCCGGACAGGTCGTGCTGCCCCTCCTCGATGATGTCGTGGGCCGTGCCTTGACAGTTCTGGTCAATGCACTCGACGCCCTCGTCGAGCCGTCCGAGGGCAGGGGCGGCCGCCGGAACGACGGTCGCCGTTGAAGGCGAGGCCGCTGCCACGACCGCCGCTGGCTCGGCCTTCGGCTTCTTCGGCCGGCGGTTGCGCGTCGGTTCGTCGGGCGAAACGTCGAAAAGCGTGCTCATATGTACAACTCCGCAGACGATCGGATTTTCGTAGCAAGGAGACGTAATTCACTTCGCAGCCACTCCCATGCCTCATCACTTGCCTGACCGGCCTCAAATGCAATTCTGCCGTAATATTCTTGGGAATAGTTGTCTGGACTGTCAGGCTTCCTGTCTGGAATCCTGGCAGCCATTGCCGTCAGGATGTCCGCGAATGCTTCGGCGCGTCCTTGCAAGTCAGCATCTGCTATGTCTTCGAGGATCTCTTCTAGCGTCATAGCGGGAATTCCATCCTGTACTTCTCGCGGGGGTCGTGGGCGATGACGAGCCGCCGCCTGGCCCGCGTCACGGCGACGTACTCGATTCGACGCTCCTCGGCATACCGCGCCGGGTCGTCCAGTTCGCTCTGGCTGATGCGGTGGCCCTGGCTCGTCAGCACGACGACGTTGTCGGCCTCTTGGCCTTTGACCGAGTGGATTGTGCCGATCCGCACCTTCGGCTTGGCGACGACCTCGATGCCGTACCGCTGCGCGGCTGCGTACCACTTCGACCCGCCGTCTGGCAGGCCGCTCCACTTGCCCGTGGCAATCGCCCCGCGGAGGTCTTCGGTCGCGCCGACGGCGCCGAGATCCTCGGGGAAGAGGAGGTCGTACTGGTTGGCGAGGTTGCGGTTCCAGGCCGACTTTGAGCCGCGCACAAGCCACGTCCGGCCGTCCGTAGTCTTGGAGGGTAGGATATCGATCGCATTCCCCCACTCCTCGGCGGTCGCCGGCTGCCCGTGCTGGAGTTTCCACAGGGCCGCCATGCCCATGTCGCGGTTGTAGGCGCCCTGCTTGGCCTTCACGCGGCGGAACGGGATGCCAACGTCGTCGAGGATCGCGGCGATCTTGCTGACATTCCGGTTCGTCCTGGCGATGACCAGCGTCTCCTGCCGGGGGTCGATGTCGGCCAGGTCGTCCTCGAAGTTGTCGCTCTCGATGACCTCGCCGTCGTGATCGGCCGGTGCGATGCCTCGATCCCAGTAGTCGTCGCCGAGACGCTGGAGGCAACGCTCGCCGAGGGCCAGGATCGGGGCAGGGCAGCGGTAGGACTTCGGCATCACCGACTGCTTCGCCACCTCCCACGACATGAAATACTCGCTGCTGGCTCCAGCCCATGAGTACAGAACTTGGTATGGGTCGCCTACGAGCCATGCCCACTTGCACGACTCCCCCGTCACCAGCCTCCGGCAGGCCAGGTCGAGCAGGCGGCTGGCGTCCTGCGCCTCGTCGAAAATCCAGCCGACGACGCCGTCCGGCACCAGCCCCTCGGGCGTGCCGAAGATCGGCCCGGTCGCCGGGTCGTGCTTCACGCCCACGAACCGGGAGAGCATATCGGTGAAGTCGAGCCGGGCGTCGAGCCGCTTGGCCGTCTCGTATGCCTCGATCCGCTTCACAACCTCGTCGGCCGACGGGGCGTCGGGCGACTGATCCGCCTCTACGACCTGTCGCAGCGGCAAGACCATGCTCCTGGCGACCGACCAGTAGTTCAGGGCCGCCGCCGCCACGGGGTCGCCCGTGTAGACCGCCACGCCCCCCTCGTCCTCGTCGAAGGTGGCCTGCACGTCGCTCCCAAGGGCTTCAGACACCCACTTGTCGTCTTCCTTGCCTCCACCCAGCACCTCGCCCTTTGACAGCCCTAGGACGCGATACGCAACGCTGTGGGCCGTCCTGAACCAGCCGGCCCGCTCCAGATCGGCCTGGGGGACGTTCCACGCCGCCGCCGCCCGGCCGGAAGCCTCGGCTCGGGCCGCCCTGGTGAAAGATGAGAAGCCTAGGGCAAATGGGTTGCCTGCGACCTCTGGGCGATCCATCGCCTTCTCCATGATGCCGATCATCATGGTCGTTTTGCCCGTCCCGGCCCCGCCAATTGCCCGCGCTGCCTGCATTGCCTATCCTCCCAAAAAAGTTACCGTCCACACTTAAACCCTTGTATTTCAAGCACTTACGCACGCCAAGACGCTTGGACGGTGCGCTGCCTCGCAAACGCCGTCCACTCTAAGTGCCTGTCAGCATTGGACTTACGTCGAGTGACGGCGTGACGCTCCGCATCGACTCGATTTTCAAAAAATCCGAGTCGGAATCTGCCTTCCCTTGCTGATCGCCGTCCTCGCCCGCCGCCAGCCGCTCCAGGGCGTCGATCCACGGCTTCGTGAAGACGACGTACTCCATCCGGCCGGTCTGGAAGCGGTGCCGCTTGTGGTCGAAGTCCTGCTGCCCGACGGCGTCCAGCAGCCTCGCCCTGACCCGCAGGCGTTCGCCGGAGGCCACGTCGGGGTGCGTCCGGGCGATGTCCTCCCAAATCTTCCCCCACTGGAGCCACAACTCGTCGGGCGTCACCCAGCAGGGGCGGCCGGACTCGTTCGGCTCCGGCTTGTCCTCGTCCTTGGGCTTCGTTGCCTTTTTGAGCACCTGAAGGACGTAGCCGGCCAACTGGGCGTACCGGAGGCTGGAGGTGCCGACCTGAATCTCGTCCTGCGCGTTCATCCGCTGGACGAGTTGCTCCATGAGGCCGGGGATGCTTTGGCCGCCCGTCCTCTTGCTGGCGTCGGTTCCCTTCCACACCGACACCCACTTGCCGCTGTCGCCGTCGAGGATCACCCGGCGGGTGGCGAGGAACACGGTGCTCGCCACCTTCGCCGCCGACCGGAAGGTGTCGAACGACATATGGATGCGACCCTTGCACGGCGTTGACTTCCACGCCGGCACGACGAGCACGACCTCCGGTGGGTCGCCCTGCACCATCTGGATCGACCAGTTCCCCGGCCGGTAGCCCTGCACCTCGCCGACCTGATACCGCTCCAGGCCGTGCGACTCCAGGCCGCCGACCGGCGGCGGCGCCTTGCCGCGGCCAGCCTCCTGGGCCTCCTGCGTCACCGCCTTCTCGGTCAAGTCCTTGCCGGTCGCCGACCAGCCGCTCTCCAACTTCCGCCGGTAGTGCTCGAAGCATGAGTTGACGACCGACAGCACCTCGGACGGCGACTTGGCCGGGTCGATGTACTTCTCGTTGGCGTCCTGAATCTCCTTCGTGATCACCGCCCGCTGCTCGGAATCCAGCGGGTCGATGGTGCGGACAATCTTGTGCCACGACCAGAGCAGGAGGGCGCGATGCCGCCCCTCTCCGTCCTTGACCTTGCGAAACACAAGCGGCCCCTGATACGTCGAGCCGCCGGCCGCCGACTTGCCGCTGGTGTAGTTGACGATCTGCAACAGAAGGTTCTTTGGTGGCTTCACCGGGGCAACGTCGTCAATGGACAGCCCAGGCTTCCACTCGTAGCGGACGCCGGAGTAGTGCCACGACGGAGGCAGCACGCTCTGAATCTGCGATCCGCCGCCACCGACGCGGCACTCCAGGCCGCCCGGTTCGGCCTTGGAGATGTTCGAGACGGCGTCGTCAAACAGCATCAGTTGGTGCGTCGAGCGGCCACTCGTCCACGACGGAGTGGCGAGGTCGCTCAACCCCAGCGACTCGCGGAATGCCTTGCCCTCCGGCGTGTCGTCCTCGCAGTCGATGAAACCGCCTTCAGGCCCGAGGACGACGCCGACGTTGAACGGCACGCCGTCGTCCCAGGCCAGCAGGTCATCCTCGTCGCGGGCGTAGGCTTCGCCCCACGCCCGGCCTACGGGGTGCTTGCCGCAACTCCGCTCCTTCGAGCGCCCGACGGCGCACTCCGGCTCGTCGCAGGTGCAGCGACCGTCAGGGTAGATGCCGTGGAGGCGGATGATCCGCAGCCCCTTGGACAGGTACAACGCGCACCACTTGAACGTCTCGTTGAAGTCAAACTCGAATGCCATGTGCTAACTCCGTCTAGCGACTACCAAACTTTCGATCCATCGCAATCCTCGCGCCGTCGATGACGCCGCGCCGCTCGCTCCAGATTTTGTTTGTGCCGTTCATCACGAACAGCAGTTCGTCTGGCTGTATCTCGCCGACTCCGAGACGCCCCCAGAAGCGGACGGCAAACGCTGCTACGTTTTCGCTCGACGCTCGCTGCCTGTAGTGCGAGAAGCCGTTGTATGAGAACACCTGAACGTACCCGTGGCCGTCGAAGTTCGTCTCCGCGTAGTCGTGGCACTGCGCCCACCACTTCGTGTAGTCCTTGATGTCCACGCTCGGATTGAATCCGTTGAAGTTCTTGAACTCGATGCCCAACTTGGGCGACTTCGTCTTCCAGCCAGAGTCGTCGATCGGCGTGATGATCGCGTCGATCCTCATCCTTTTGCCGCTCCAGTGCGTCCCAGATACCTCTTCGTGTATGTGGAAGTACCGCGAGAGCCTGTCGAGAACCTTCCTCTTCACAGACGACTCGTCGCCGACTGCCTTCGCGGCCTCCTTCATGCACTGGTAGGCGATCTCGTAGATGTCGCCGACGCTCTTGGGCTGGCTGCAATTCTCCTCGTTAAACCTGCGGAGGTGCGTCAGCAGCGACTCAAGGACATCGATGGAGTCATCCTGCATGAGTTGCTTTGCGAACCGCACGCCCTCTTCGCGAAGCGCCGTATGCCTGTCGCCGAGTGCAATTGATCCGCCCACCGCTCACCTCCATGCCTGTGTTAAAGAACCCCCGCCGGGCCGGCTCGCGCTCGGCCCGGCGGGGTGTTCACGCCCGCCGCCATGCTGGGAAAGGGAGAAACAGCAGAGGGTCGGACAGACTTCCGGTCGTTACGCGCCACGCACCGGCTGGGCGACCGGCTCCTGTGCGGAGTGTGGCCGCCGGCCCGGCACTTGGATCACTCCTCGTCGTCGCCGCCGCGGGTGACGACCGCGCCGGCCGGCGGGGCGTTGAACATCGCCGTCAGCGAGTCGTGGTAGACCCGCTTGGAGACGTTGCCCTGCTCCTCGCTGATCACGCCGACGAGCCGCGGCACGATCTGGGAGTACGGCTGGCCGCCCGTGCTCTTGACCTTCGTCAACTTCAGGCCGACCACGCACTCCCACGGGAACGACGGCAGCCGCTTCTGAAACGGCAGCCAGTTCCGCAGACTTCCAGGCCCGACGCTGACGAGGATCGGCCACGTCTCGCCCTCGCGGAGGATGGCGAGGACGCGGGACTCCTTGACCTTCTTCCCGGCTCCCTTGCCGGCCCCGTAGCCGAACTCGGGGCTGGTAGACAATGCCGCCCAGTCGTAGCGGCGGTCGCCGATACGGTACTTCTCCAGGGCGGCCGGCGAGATATCCCCGAGGGCCACGTCGTCGCTCGTCCGGTAGCCGATGAGCAGATCGTTGCTCACCAGCACCGGGCGCATGTCCGACGGGTCGTCCTTCGGCCACAGCACGCCACGCTTGCCGATGGCGACCAAGAGGCCGACGATCTCGTCGGTGCTCTCGGTGTTGCCGTTGGCGTCGATCTGCCACGTCGTCGCGCCGCCGGCCGGCGTCGGGACGCGGATCAGATCCTGCTCCGTCATCGGCTCGCCTTCGAGGTTGGCGGCGATGATCTGTGCCTGCCGACTGTTCGGCGCGAGGGCGGGGTAGTCGATCGTCTTCACATTCGTGCTAATCGCAGTGCTCATGGCTTTCTCCTTGAGCGGAACCGATCCATCAACCGGCCGCCGGCAACACGCCGGACGGCCACGCTTCTCACCCGACCGTCAGGTGCCGCAGCACCGGCCGGACGTACTCGCTGACGAGGCCCGCGAACGGCGTGCCTTCGGCCCACGGCTGGCGGGCGTCCCTGCCCGCCTCCGTTGCCAACTCCTTCAGCAGGCTCTTGAGCCTGGAGGTGTTGACCGACAGCAAGGTGTCCCCCTTGCCGACGGTTCGTGCAGCGGCGAGCACCGCATCCGTACTGCTCGCCGTGGCGGATACCGAGTGCTCCCACTCGATTCGCCAACTCCGTCCCGCAGCCCGAACTCCGTCCAGGCGTCCTGCCGCCATCTCCTCGACGGCCAGCGCGGCCAGCGCATCCCGTCGCTTGCCCAAGTCCTTGATCTCGGCCTCCAGCGCCTTGACCTTCGTGTCGATCTCGGTGATCTCACCGAGAAGCGGGCCGAGCGTTGAGGCGTTGCTTGTATCCAACGAGGAGTTCATCGACGACTTCCTTTCGTTCCCTGATGGCCTTGTGAACCCGGCCGTCCACCGTGGAGCGGCCGTTGATCGTGGCGGTAAGGTGATAGATGTGCGTGTGCTTCGCCTGACCAGGGCGGTGCAGCCGGGCGACGGCCTGCTCGTACTCGGCGAGGCTGTAGCCGAGGCTGTAGAACCAGCAGTATGAAGCGCGCGTCATATCGACGCCGATGCCGCCCGACTGGATCTGACTGACGAGCACAGTTGTAGTGCCTTGCTGCCAATCGGCCAACTGGTTTTTCTTCCCCGACAGTTCGCTGGCTGGGCGGTCAAGTTTGCGGCAGACTTCGAGCACAGCGGCGATGTCGGAGGTGAACCGGGCGAAGATGACGACCGGCTCGTCTGAAGGGAGATCCTCCAGCATATCACGCAGCACCGCGGCCTTGGCGGGATTGTCGGCGATGAGTTGCGACACGTCGTCGTCGTCGAAGCGGACGTAGCCGCCGCATATCTGCTGGAGCCGCAGGAGTTGCACCAGGGCATTGGCGACCGTCACGACGCCGGATTCGCAAACCGCGCAGAACTCGTTTTCCACCTCGCGGTACAGCCTCGCCTCTGCCGGGGACAGTTCGCAGGCCACGTCGTCGTAGGAGATCGGGGGGAGGTCGAGAACGTCCTTGGACTCCACGCGGTGCGTTGTGGCGGCGATCTTTGCGTGGGCTTGCGGGAGATTGCGATACCCTACGACCCAGTTCTGTCCGGCGGCGATGACGGCGTAGGTGGCCTTGTGGATCGTGAACGACGTGCCGAAGGTCGGGCAGTCAGGTGCCTCGATCGCCCGGTAGATCGCCCAGGCGTCGAGCACGCTGTGCGGGATCAGGGTGCCGGTCAGGCCGAGTTTGCGGGCCTGTGGGTTTGCCTTCGCCATCCTGCCGGCCCAGCGGCTGGTCACGCCGGAGGGCGACTTGAGCCGGTGAATCTCGTCCCAGACAAGGGCCGTCCACTTGGTCTTCTCGACCGCCTTGATCCGCCACACGCTCTCGTAGTTGCACACGACCAGCAGGGGAGAGGTGTCTGCCAGGGCGGCCAGCAGCGCCTTTTCCTTGGCCGCGGACGTACCCTTGTCGAGCGGCACGACGCGAACGTGTGGACACCAGAGTCCGACCTGTTTCACCCAGGCCGCTATCACGGCCTTCGGGCAGCAGACGAGAGCCTTGAGCGTGCCGTCGGCCGCCAGGTCGCGGAGCAAGACCTCGATGGTCGTGCGGGTTTTCCCGCTGCCCATGCCGTGGTTGAGGATCGTCCGCCGCCGCGGGAACGCCCACGTCACGGCCTCCTCCTGATGCTTCCACAGCGCCACGGCGATCCTCCTTGACGGCCGGAGAATCTATCGGACGCCTTGGCTACAGGTCAAGAGACTTTTTTCCGCGGCCGTCCCTTCTTCGTTCCGGCGGCCTCGGCGGCCCGAATCGCCTTGACGTTCTGCTGGCAGGAACGCCGCGAGACGATGTAGACGCGACTGGTGGCGCCCCGAGGGTTCCACGCCACTCGCCCCATGATCGAGCCTGATGAGATGAGGCGGGGGACGAAGGAGGCGTGAACGCCCAGCACCTTGGCCGCCTCGCCCAGGCCGATCGCGTCGTCGAAGTCGATGTGCTTCTTGATGTCCTTGAGCCGCCGCAGCGCCTCGGGCCGATGTTCGAGGTTTGACCTCGGCCGCCGCTCCGTCTTGCCGCCGCTGGCCCGATACTTTTCGTCGTACTCGGCCCAGTTCGCCTCGCACTCCTGGGCGCTGTAGATCGCGTAGTTTCTGGTCGGGGCGTCGGTGTAGGCACTCTCGACGATGATGTGGGCCGACAGCAGCCCCTTTTCCACCATTTTTCTGGGCTGCGTGTAGTGAACTCCCATGAGGGCTGCCGCCTCAAAGGAGCCGATCGCATAGGGCCGCATAGTTTGCCTCTCCGGGGTAAGTGTCACGCCCGTAAATCATTGGCTTTTCTGCCGAAGTTGACAATTCGAGTGGAGGCGGCAACAGTTGAATGCCTCTGACGGAATAACCCGCAAGGAGGCATGACGATGGTATGGGTCGCGTTGATTGATTGGATTGACGGAGACGTGGAGGACACTGACGAGTTTGTGGTGCAGGCGAGGTCTGCCAAGGAGGCAGAGAGGATGGCCCGCGCCATCTGGGTCGCTAAGTTCAGAATGACCTATCCACGCTGTCGGATTACGAACATTTTTTGTCGCCCGCCACATGACGTGGGGGTGTCGTAGACGCATGGAGGTGGCACCTTGTTGGGGGTTTGCCACCATGACACTGCAACAGTTTCTTGACGACGTGTACGCGCCGTTGAAGGGCGTGAGTGATAGGACGCGGTCGATCTACCAGATGACGATCAATCCGTTCGCCAAGTACCTCGGCAGACCGCCGACTCTTGACGATCTGGAGGAGGTGACCGTGGCCCGCTTCCTGGCGCATCGCGTCAGGCAGCGGGCTGCGGCGACCGCGGCGAAAGACCGCAGCCAACTGCGTGCGCTGTGGGAGTTCGCCGCTCGCCGGAAACTGGTGGACACTTGGCCGGCGATCCCGTTGATTCGCGTTCCCCGCCGTGTGCCGGAGTGCTGGCTGACTGAAGAGTTTCAGCGTCTCCTAGTCACGGCCGGGGAGGAGAAGACGATGCTCGACGGCATCCCGGGTGGCCTGTGGTGGCGGGCATTGCTGCTTCTCGCCTACGACACTGGCGAGCGATGCACTGCCATGGTCAGCATCAGGTGGCGGGCCGTGAAGGGCGGCGCTGTGTTGTTCATCGCCGAGGATCGCAAGGGTCGTCGAGCCGACGTATACCGCGAGATCAGCGAGACGACGGCCGCGGCGCTTGCGGCCATCCGCGGCGACCGCGGGCCTGACGACCTCGTCTTCCCGTGGCCCAGAGGCCGCTCATACCTCTGGAAGCGGCTGGAGATCATCCTGAAGCGTGCCGGGCTGCCCGCCGGGAGGAAGGACAAGTTCCACAAGATCCGAAAAACAACCGCCTCATACTACGAGGCCGGAGGCGGGTCGGCACAGCGGCTCCTCGATCACGCCAGCCCGCAGACGACGCGATGCTACCTCGACCCGCGCGTGGTCAAGGGGAAGGCGGCGCCGGATGTCATTCCGAAGGTGGGGTAGCCCTACAGGCTTGCCGCCTCGCGGAACGCTTGATCGATTGCCGCTTCGTCCATGTCGAGGGCCGCAGCAAGCGGCACCAGCATTGGGTGCGAGCGTTCGACGTAGGGGGCGTACTCCCACTCGACGCGAACCATGTCCCGCGTCCGTTGGTCGGGGATCGCGTCGATGGCGGATTCGACGGCCGCCAGCAACACGCCGTGGGCGACCAGCCAGAGACGAATCTGCCTTGCCGTGACCGACGCAGGCACGGGCGTCGGCTCCTCGGGCGCACGCACCCAGCCGTCGGGGAGTTCCGATTCAGGGACGGCCGTGCATCCTTCGGGAGGAGCCCACGTTTCGGGAACGTCGTCTCGCACGAACGTCACCACTTGGCCGAGCGAGTTGAGGATTGCGATTGCCATGTTCAGTACCACACCGTGATTCGCACGATGCCGTCGCCACCGTTGCCGCCAGCGCCCGAGTTGCTTCCGTTACTGCTCGCGCCGCCACCGCCGCCACCGCCACCGGGGAAAGCCCCGTTGCCGCCTGTCCCGCCGGCACCGGAAGGATTCGCGCCGCCGCCGCCGCCGCCGTGGCCGCACCAGCCGTAGGTCGGCCCGTTGCCGCCGGCACCTCCGGTCGCACCGCCGCCGCTGCCGCCAAACGCCGTCCCCGAGTACGGCGAGATGCGACCGCCGCTGCCGCCAGCGCGGGCATTGTTGGAGATGTCTAAGCCTCCACCAGCGCCACCGCCTGACGGGGCGTTCGCCGCCTCGCCCCCGGATGCACCTGCCGCACTTGTCGAAGAAGCACCGCCAGAGGAGCCGGGAAACATGGCAAAGTTGCTGCCGCCAGCGCCCGCAGCCGTCGTGCCAGCCGCCCCTCCACCAGCGGCGTTCCTTGCCTGACACAGCGCTGCAGCAAAACTCCCACCCGAGTAGTAGACGGCGGAAGTATTGCCAGACGATCCGGGGTTGCCGTTCGTGTTGTCCGCTGTCACCGCCGACCCACCGCCACCGCCAGCGCCGACATCAATCGACAGGCTTAGTGAAGTGAGCATGGCGGTAAAAAGACTCACCTCCGCACGCCCGCCGCCGCACCCGCCGCCGCCACCAAATCGCTGTTCGTTCGTCGCCCCGCGTCGGCCGCTGCCGCCGCCGCTGCCGCCGCCGACGCATTCGATGGTGATTCGCTTGGCGGCCGACGGCACCGACCATCCCCACGCCCCGGAAGACCCCGTCGCACCGGAAGGCGCGGACGACCGCGTGAACTCCAACACCTCCGCTTTCGTGACGGTCACCGCGCCAGTGCTTCCGTCCACACTCGTCACCGGTGCGGCGGCATACGTCTGGTCGCCGCGCAGAAACGTGGACGAAGATGCCGTTCCGCTGCCCAGCCTGGCCGTGGCGATGGTGCCGCTGGTGATGTCGCTCGCCGCGTGAGTGTGCGAGGCGAGCGACACGGTGCCGCTCGAAACCGACAGCCCAGAGCCAACGATCACGCCTCCGAGTGTGGTGGTCGTGGCGTTGGGCAGCGTGTATCCAGCAGACGCCGAGATCACGCCGTTGCCGTCGATGCTGATGCCGCTCCCGATCTTCACGCCACCGAGAACGCTGCCCGTGGCGGTCGGCAGCGTGTACGCGGCCGGGATCGTCGGCTTGCCCGTCAGGTCTGCATAACTTCCGGTATACGCAACTGTAGCCAGGCCGTCGATATGTATCTGTCCGACGCCGCTGCCAAACTCAAACGAATCAGCGGCGATGATGAATCCGTTGGCGTCCGTCAGCAGGATTTTTCCGGCATTGTCCCCCGATATTTTGCCGTCGTTCGTGATGTTGCCGTGCGTGTGTGCCGACGGAGCGAACGTGGACGGCACACCGGACAGGGACGAGTAGGCCACCGCCGGGGACGACCCGGCCGTCACCCGGCCGTAGGTGTCCACCGTGACGCTGGTGTAGGTGCCGGTCGAGACGCCGCTGGCCGGGAGCCTCGCTGCGGCGAGCGTCCCGGTGAGGTCGGCAGCCGACCCGCTGGTCGCCACCGTGGCGAACGTGGGCTTGTTTGGGATGTTCGCCCAATCGGTGCGGTCGAGGTCGAGGTGCCTGCTCTGGCAGAGTTTGTAGGCCGTGATTGGGGCGATGTCGGCGGCGTTCGTGCCGGTTGTCGGCCCGCCACCGAGAACCCACGCCGCCGACAACGTCGGGAACGCGAGCAGCGACACCGTCATGCTGGTGCCGCCGGTGCCGTTGGGCGCGTTGAGCGACGGGTTCGACGCCGTCGCTCCCCAGCCGACGATGCGGTTGGCGGCGTCGATCAACGCGACTTCCAGCGACGAGTAGGTGAGCGCGCGGCCGGGGTTGTCGGTGAGGTACTGCGCCGCATTTGCCGACACGTCCACGGCGACAGACGTTGCCGGGTACTGCATCGTCGCCAACGTCCCGAGATCGCACGCCGCGGCCCCCGGCTGCCCGTAGGTAGGCGTCGTGAAGAACGCCCCGGAGTTGAACTGAAGGACACCGCCGACATGCACGGCACGCACCGGGTACGTCACCGTGAACGGCAGCCGCGGGAAGTCCAGCGTGCCACTGACGATGCTCGACGCGGCGTGGGTGTGCGACGTTGCCGCCTTGCCGTCGAGGGCGTCCTGAAGCCCGGTCACAGTCGAGATGGCTTGCGTCCCGGTGTGGTTCGCCCTCGCCGTTGCGTCCACGTTCTGGACATTACCAAGCCCCACCATCGCCTTCGTGACGCCGCCGACGGTGCCGGTGAACGTGGGATTGTTGATCGGTGCTTTCGCCGCCAGGCTGTTCGTCACCGTCGTGGCGAACGAGGCATCGTTGCCGAGGGCCGCAGCCAACTCGCCGAGCGTGTCCAGGGCGGCGGGCGACGAGTTGACCAGGGACGCGACGGCCGATGAGATGTCGATGGTGCGGGCGATGTTGCTCGACAGCCTGGCATCGGGCAGCGTGCCGCTGGTCAGCAGGCTCGCGTTGGTCGTGGGCGGCGCGGCGGCGACGACCGCCGTCGTGAAGTCGGTGATCTGCGATGCCGTGTGCGTATGGCTTGCTGCCGCATATGTCCCAGGAGTTACAACGAGGCTGCCGCTGGACACCGAAAGGCCAGAGCCGACGGACAGACCAATTGAAGCGGCCGTCGATGTGCCGGAGTTTGTGAGCGGCGCGGCAACAGACACAACGCCGCTACTCCCCGTAGGCCCGACGCCTCCGCTCACGGCCACGTCAATCTGCGTTTCGCCTACGGAAACAGATATCTGCTCGTTTGACGCTTTTGCTTCTATTGGCATCACAGCGCCTCAACAAAGCCAGTCAGTGCTGTACGGACGGCGTTGCCTTGCGTCCAGACAAACTTCCACTGATACGTCCCGCGTGCTAGGGCCAGAGTTTGCGTCGATGTCAGCGAGACGTTGACCTGGCCGTTCGACGCCGACACGACAGAAGATGTCAGAGCCGCGACTTCTGCGCCCGTCACGACAGAGACAAGCGAGGCTGCAAACGTGTAGCCAGTCAGGTTGATGCTAAAGTCGAGCAGCGAAGAAAACGAGTCGCCGCGGACGAACGATATCGGAAGGTTTCCTGGGGTCTGATCGTATCCCATCAGTTACCCCCCCCTGCGATTGCCTTCGACGTACTCTCTGACAAGCACTCGCATTTCGTTGTGTCCCTTGGAGAGTTCCCCAAGAGCCTGTGCCTGCTGCCGCTGCACGTCGCCGATTTCACGCAGCGTCTCGCTCGTCGTTTCGAGGAACTCGACGTGACTCCGCACGACTGGCTGTAGCACAGTGCCGTGAACGGCAATCGCTGCCTCCCGAGTGAAATACAGCAAAACCGCCAGGATCAGGCACGGCACTCCGAACCGCTCTCCAATACGGAGCATCGCATCCAGCATTCCTTGCCCTAACTCCTGCGCAGTCATACCTCCATTGTACCGGCCAGTAGCCTCGTCATGGCGGTTTCCACGGCCGTTGCCAGGTCTGAGAGGCTGCCGGTGTTGACGATCACGGCGTCGATGTACTGCTCGCTGATCCCCGCCTCGCTGGCGTGTGCCGCCGCCGCCTCGTCGAGCACGGCGTGGCCCGGCCGCACGATCCGCCAGATCCGCCCGCCGGCCTCGCGGATCGCCGCCGCCTCGTTGTCGAAACGCACGTCAGGGACGCAGTAGTCGCCGCCCGGCAGCATCCGCCGCATGGTCGCCTGAATCCAGATGTCGTCGCGGATCATCTGCCTGCCCCACTCGGTGCCGAGGGTCTGCAAGAGCCGCCTGGGCGATGTGCCGACCCAGTCGATCGGCACCTCCTTCTTGGTGCGGTCTTGAAGGTCGGACACCGGCAGGCCGGTGATGGCGGATATGGCGGCGTAGAGTGGGTCGGCGAAGGAGACGGTCGCGAACCCTCGCCATGCGAGGGCTTCCGCGACCGTCCCTTTCCCAGCCCCAGCCTGCCCGCAAAGCCCAATAATCACAGCCTCATCTCCTCTCCGTTGAAGCGAATCGTCACGCCCACAGGCCCGGCCAGCCAGCGCATCCCGACGCCGGCCTCGCGGAGCATCGCCTCGGCCTGCACAATCGTCGCCGTCCACCGCTCCGGCGTGGCCGCCCGCGGCCGGATGTGGCCGATGACCTCGATCACGCCGGAGCAGATGATCGCCCTGGCGCAGTCGGCACAGGCGAACCACGGGCAGTACAGCCTGGCCCCCAGCGTCGGCGTGCCGTTTCTGGCCGCCTTGTAGATCGCCGCCCGCTCCGCGTGCTCGACGAAGTCGTACTTGACTGGCCGATCCAGCCGGCCCGGCAGCGGGTTGATGCCAGCCGGGATCGAATTGTGCGCGAGCGTGACGTAGCCGCTCCTTGGGACGAGGACGGCACCGTTCTGGGTGCTGGGGTCGTGCGACCCCGTGGCCGCCACGCACGCCTGCCGCAGCCAGTCGAGGTCAGAGCGGTGTTCGAGGATCATGGCTCGACTCCCGCGACGTGCATCGCCGTCAGGCCGCCCTCTGGCCGGTAGAAGAACGTCTCCATGCACTGCCGCGCGCCGATGAAGCCGCCGGTTGAGTGCCAGTCGTCCGGCGGGCAGATCGTCGGTGCCGTTCGCACGATCACGCCCTGGAGACTGTCCAGCGGCTTGTTGTTCGCGGCGGCCTGGTGGTGGAGGTGTCCGGTGTGCCACTCTCGGTAGATGCTCTGGCTCCACTCCTGCGGCCGCTCAAGCGCCATGATCTGCGGGAGTTTGGCCTTCGCCTTGTGGCCGTGGGCGAAGCCGAGGAGGTTCTTGCCGTGGCAGATGTATTTGCGGCCCGTGAACTCGCGGTCGATCTGCACGCCGCGGTGCCTGGCGAACCGCTCGACGAGAACTCGCTGAAGCGCCCAAGTTAAAACCTCGTCGTGATTCCCATTCACGACGACCACGTCCGTCGGCGCCGTCTCCGCTGACCGCTCGATGACGCCGATGATCACATCGCAGGCGACATTCAAGACCTTCTGGAGCCGGCCATCCCGCTCCAGCGGCGTGCCGGAGGTAGTCGTGCCGGCCGGCGTGTCGAAGTGGAAGATGTCGCCCAGCAGGGCGATCGTGCGGCGGGCAGGCTTGCAGTCATCGCCTACGGCCAGGAGCCTGCTGCCAGCGTCAGCCACGCGGGCCTCGGCGATGCCCAGGTCGTAGTCCTGGCCGCCGGTTGTCTGGTTCCAGGCGTAGGCGCCGAAGTGCGTGTCGGAGACTACGAGGAGTTGCCATTGGCCGCTCGCCGTCCGCTTGGCGGCCTTGCGGGCCGGCAGCCGGATCTGCCTCTTCGCCGCCTGGATCATCCCCTCGACGATTTCGCGGGTCGTCGGGCCGCCCCGCGGCTTGAGCCTGACGAAGACGCGGTGCAGTTCAATGCTGCCGCCTTCGCCGTCGCCGCACTCCCACTTCGTGGCCTCCGACGCGGCGACGACGTACTGCGTCATATCCGCCTCGATATGACGCAGCAAGTCGTCCACCGTCTTGATGCGGCGGCTCGTCGAGCGGGCCTCGACGGCATCGCCGTCGATCTTCTTCGTGACCTGTTCGCCGGCTACGTCGTCGATCAGTCTTTTGACAGCCACGCTTCGACTCCGCTGTGGCCGATCTGCGACAAGCCGCGATC